TGTTCCAGTTGCCGCTGTTCCAGTTGCCGCTGTTCCAGTTGCCGCTGTTCCAGTCGCCGCTGTTCCAGTTGCCGCTGTTGCAACGTCCAGCGCAAGCTTTTCCTGTGTTTACAATCTCAATGACTTCAGTCCAAGGGATTTCCCGCACGATTTCCAACTTGTTCGTTGCGCACTTATTCTCGTCCTCTGCAACCGTACCGTGGGCGATCACTTCAGCAACGTGATTGTTCGGGTCAAAATCATAGTAACGGAAGCAGTCGGCGGCATTCTTGCAGAAGTGCATACCCACATTGCAGACAGACGGACTTACAAATTCTTCAAAGGTTCCAGGGCAAGAATACTGTTTGTCGCGACACGTCCAGTCAGAATTAAAAACTTTATATCCTTTTACACTCATTGTTTGCATTTCCTCCTTAGTTTTTGTTTATGTCAATGCCGGTTCTTTCTGAACTCGTCGGATGGGTCATCATCTGTCAACCCAAGCAAGTAGTCGGATGATGTTCCGTATAGTTTGCATATAGCCACCAACGTTTCAAAACTCGGTCTTGCTCGCCCCTGCTCATAACAGGAAACGGTGACTTGCGAAATAAAAAGCTTTTCCGCAAGTTTTCTTTGGGAATCGCCACTCAGTTTGCGAAGCTCTTTCAGTCGCTCTGCGAATAAATCGGTTTTGATCATAATTAGAACGGAAAGTCGTCGGTGTCCGAGATCATAGAAAAGTCGTCCGGAGGTATTGCATCCAACTGCCCATCCGTAAAAGGCGGCAGCTGGGCGCTCTGTGCGGCTTTTGCTTCGTGGGTGTAGTTTTGCGTCTGCTGGTCGAAACCGCGCGCAGCGGGCTTGTCTGCTGCCTTTGCGCCTGCAAAGCTGATATTGTTCGCAAGAACCTCCACCGCCGTGCGCTTGCTGCCCTGCTTGTCATGATACTGCCGGGTCTGCAAGCTGCCGTCAATGGCGATCATGCTGCCCTTCTGGAAGAACTTGCAGATAAATTCGGCGGTCTTGCCCCATGCCACGATATCCACAAAATCAGCCTGACGCTGCTGGCCCTTCTGGGTATAGCTGCGCTCGCAGGCAATGCGGAAGGTGCACACGTTGGTGCCCTGCTGGGTGGTACGGAGTTCCGGGTCTGCCACAAGGCGACCCATGATTGCTACAACGTTAAGCATGATTCGGCTCCTCCTCTGCGCTGTCACCAGCACCGGCCTCGTAGTCGATATTTGCGCCCATCAGAACCTCCGGGCACTCAGCGCGGGCAAAATAGGCGGCGGCGCGGTACTTGAGCATCATCTCGGTCATCTTCGGCCAGTAGCTGCCGTTTTTGTTCCACCATCCTGCGTCCTTTGCCATCTGCACCGTGACCTTCGGTCCTTCTACCTTTTCACCGGTCAGCTTGTCCACGGCAATCAGGCGGCAGCCCCATGTGCCCGTTCCTTCCTGACCTTCCATGCGATAGCGGGAACGGCCTGCAAACTGGCCGCTGTTGTCGATAAGTGCTTTGCAGCTTTTGCCGCTCCAAGTGGGCTGGCCGTAGACGACATAAAGGTTCTGCATCACAAACAACTCGGTGGTTCCCATGCGCTGTGCCATGTCGCAGGCGATGGCGCAAGCACCAACGTTGCCCGCATAGGTCTTGGGAAGCCAGCCGTCCGGCAGGTTGGACAGCGCAACGGCCTTGGATTTTGCCAACTGCCAGATGCGTTCGTCTGCGGTCAAGCCCTGCACTTTCTCAGCGTAGGAGAGGGCGCGCTGTGCGGGCGCGGTATGGGGATTGACAGGAGTAAGGGGTTCGGCGGGCGCTGCGGGCTTCTGAAGCTGCTCAGCAGTGGTCTTTTCGATTTTGGTCTCAGGCATGATGGATCTCCTCCTCAGTGTATTTTACATCGATGATATGTGCATAACGCTTGATGGCGTCAAGCTCTGACTTTGTGCACCGGAATACGATTTTCCGGTCTCGCTGCTCTTCTTTTCGGACAAACTGGTCAAAAAACGGATCGTCATACTCATCTGGGATTGCGACATTGTACGCAACGCCGGGCTTCATGAGTTGGATTTGTGTCGGGTTCTGCTGCACGCCTTTGTAATCATCCGGCAGACCATTGATGACTGCTTCCCGCAACAATGTGCGAAACTCAATCATGTAACAAAAATCTATGCTTTCATACGGTTCGGGCATGATCTCTGCACCGCCTGCAGCGTGGATGATGTCGATATCGCACATCATGCTGCCCACCTTGCGATAGATGCGGTCTATGACCTCGCGGCTCGCAGTATCATCCATGCTGCCGTTCTGTGCAAAATGCGTGAAATATGCCACTGCGCCGTTGATTGCGCTGGCAAGTTCATTGCCAGCACTGATAAGCCTGAACAGCATATTTTGCGGCTTGATGTAGTAATAGATGCCCTCGGCCTTGTTGGAAAGTTCCTTGATACTGGCACGCCTTGCAAGGCGCTTTTGTGAATCGCTTTGCATAAAAATTCACCTCATATAAACAACATTCATGCTGGAATCAAATACCTTGTACAGATAGGCGGGCTCTCGCTTTACAAGTTCGTCAGCAATGATGATCGCGTCCGAAACGTCTTCGATGTTCTGCGATGACACAAGGTCATCCGGCTGCTTTTTGGTCACATCATAGACCTTTAAAAGTGCCATGTGCTCACCTCCTGTTGTTGTGCCGCGAGCCCAGGGCGATATACCCAAAGTTGACGCACAACACAATAAAAATAAAGGTTTTCACGTTTTACCTCCTTGCGGTTTGTCGCACGTTGTGGTATTTTTGTGGTGATGGGCGGCGAGACTCATCACCCTTTTGGCTTGTCCGTGTTGGCGCACGGGCAGGCTCTTCTTTTTTTGCGGCGTATCGGCGGCAGACTGTCCACCTCATCGCGCTTTATGACTTCTTGAAAAAAGGAATACTTGTGCGGCTTTCTCTTTTTCTTGCGGCAATGATAAACCGAGGATGCAAAACTGTTTGCACTTTTATACCCGAGCCGCCGGGCGCACATATCAGATGTGCCGGATGCAAGCAGATTGCCAGTTTTTGCATCGTACACGGTGTACCACATGACATGGTGGACAGTGTCAGGCATACGTGATCTCCCCAGATTCCTCTTGTAGCATCTCCCGCACGTTGTCCATTTCTTCGGCGCACATCTCCCAGACGTTTGCCCGTGCGGAGTATCCAGCCCGGACAACAATGTCATCTGAGGCTTCGGCTTCTCGCCTGCAACGTTCTGCAAGCCGCGTGTAAGACTTGACTTTGCCCTCAACGTACTCTTTAGCCGTCATCATGCCCCACGCTCCTGATTCTCCGGGTACTCCGGGTTGCGGGCGTGGACGCGGTTGATCTTGCCGTACTTGCGCCGATTTGCGGCTTTCTCCCTGTCCTCTGCGGCAAAACCAAGACGAGCCAGCAGAACAGCGGCCAAAATCAGCACCAGCGACACCGCAAACAGTGCACCGGAGATGTATCCGGTGGTCTGCGCGGTGCCCTCTGCACCCATAGCTGCGCCCATTCCAACGCCGCCCAAAATGACAGCCAGCCAGTAGTAAGTAGTAGATTTGAGTTTCATACTCCGTATACCTCCTTTAATTGGTAAAAATCCTTCAGCCACGCCACAAACCCGGCGCGGGAGATCAGCGGCGCGGCGGTCTTTGTGTCCACAGAGGGAACAGACCACCCGGGAAACATCCCCGCCTGAATCATTGCCATAAGCGTGGGTTCGCCTACAGATATCTGGTTTGCCCGCATGACCTCGCAGCAGTCGTGAATGCTCAATGTTGGGCGCATGGTGCATCCTCCTCCCCAAAAACAGCATCAATGCCGGTGATGATGGGTGCAATCGCTTCTAGTGTGTTGTACTTCTGCCGGAAGTTCTGCGCGTCCCGCCGGGCATCTTCCAGCATCTGGGTGCGCAGCTGCGGCTGCTCCAAAACTTCCTCCAGCGGCATATAGCACCGCGCGGGCGGCTCTTTGACTTCCGGTTCTTCTGCCGGGTGCATCGCGTCTGCGGCGCTCAATGCGTCCTGTTCCACAAGCCGGACGTTCACATACGCCCGCACCGGTGGGCTTTTCTCCTCCCAGACGATGCGCACTGCGCTGATCATCTGCCGCGCCTGCTGCTGCCGGTACTTTTCTGCGGCGATATCGTCTCGCCACTCAAAATCTTCGTGCAGCAACGATTCCTCCGGTCTTGCCTCGTCCACAACGGCGGGTGCCGTCAGCTTGCCATCCCGCTTGCGGATGGTCTCAAACGCTGCGTGCGCCTGCTCTGCGGTTGCGTGGTAAGCACTTTCGGATTGTGTGCTTTTCCACGCATAGCCTTTTGCTTTTCTCATGTAAAAACCTCCTGTTAAAATTTGGCATCCATGCCAGCCTTGCCCCGCCTCAACTGACCTCAGCAAACCTGAACCCGCCGAACCTCGCCTTACCAGCCGAGCCTTACCATTTCAAAACCCGCCTTGGCTCACCTAACCTGACCAGCCTTAACTCGCCCCAACTGACCTCAGCAGACCTGACCTAGCCGCGCCTGCCATTCCTCAACATAACCGGCCTTGCCTCGGCTAACCTCGCCAGCCTTACCCCGGCGAACCATGCAGCACGATTCCATGCCAAACCTAGCCAAAACAGCCATACCTGACCTCTCCTTACGCCACATTGCCAAACCTCGCCTTGCCAGCCCTGCCAGACCGTGCCCAGCCATGCAAAAACTCACCTCGGCATACCAGCCAAAAGACTTTATTTGTTTTCCGGTACGCAAACGTGGAAAGCGCCGTTGATACCGCCCTTCTCGATGCGCCACTCGCCCAGGCCGCACATCGTACCGCCCAACTCGATCATGTTCACGATGCTGTCCATGTCGATCATGCCGTTCTGCAAAAACTCAACGCGCAGGTCTGCGTACCAGCCGGAGAACTCCGGGCGATACCGCAGGTCAGAGGTGCCCATGCCGATCTTTACCTCGTCACAGCGGCGCTCAAACTTTGGCTTGCTCTCGTCAAAGGTCTTGATCTCGATAAACTCCGGGTCATCCATTCCAAAGATGTGAAACAGGCCGTTGCCGGTGACCTTGTTCTTCATAAAGCCCATGCGGTACGCGGCAGAGATGGCAGCAGCCTTGACTGCGCAGGCGGGGAAGCCAAAGCGTGCAGTCTTGCCGTACTGGTGCAGCATCTCTTCCGTCCAGTCAGCGTATGCGATATCGGGCTTGCCGTCCAGCCAGTACAGCGCCTCGGCGCACTCGCCGTCAGGGTTTTTGGCTACCTTGTCCTTCTTGAGCAGCTTCTTGCCCTGCTGCGCCTGCAGCATCTCCTTCTTTGCCTTCTCGCTCCATGCGTGGACGATCAGCGGGCTGTCACCCACAATGCGCAGGGTCAGGCTGCCCTTCACCGGGCGCTCGATGCTGATAAAAACGGTCTCGTTCGTAGTTGCCTTAGCCATAATTTTTACTCCTTTTAAATGTGTGTTTATGAATTGACGTATGCCGTAAGCTGTATTGCGCAGCCGCCGGAGTCTAGTCCGGCAATCAAAAAATCGATAACATTCAGCCCGCCGTACTTTTTGGCAAACGCATCGTTCCAGACCCCGAAAAACAGCCGGCTGGTCGTTTTGCAGTCCACGATGTTGATCTTGGTTCTGCCGGGGTAGACGTTGTAGCAGGCGCAGATAAGGCGTTGCAGTGTCATTGTACGGTATGCCCTCCCTCGCGCAGCCTGCCCGCCGGGGCACAGTTGCGGTCAAACAGGCTTGTCTGGCCGTTGGTCTGCTGGATTTCGTTCAACATATCCGGCTTAGGCATCCATGCGGAAATGTACGCTTTTGCGTCATCAAACCGGACGATAGGGATGTCTCTGTAAGAGCTGACGTCAAACAGAAGCTTCAAATCGTGACCGCAAGCCATAAATACCCGTCTGCTCATTTCACGATATGCAGGTGACGTCTTGCCGCCCAAAAGCTTCACGACCCGTTGGCTCTTAGCTTCTTCAATGGCAAGCTGCTGAGAATGGTCAAGCGTTTTGGTTGCTTCCAACTTATCCAGCCGTTCGCCTTGAGAAAGTTGCATCCGGTAAATCTTGTTGACCGCTGCCAACGTCTGATTTGCCAGAGCCAGCTCCGGCGGCAAGTTCGGGTCTGACTGCACAATGGAGTAGCTGCCGGTTTTGCGGATGCTCGGAATGATTTCATCGGCCACCAACGCCTGAAACTTCTCGGCTGTCTCGTTTTTTGCCTTCATAGCAAGGCGATAAAAGATGTTTTCAGGGATGAAGCCATCGTGCGCACAAGTGTGCACGCCCAAATCTGACATATATCCGTCTACTCGACTCCACATGACCACTTCGTTGCCGCTGGCAGCGATACGGGTGAAGCCCAGACCTCGGGCTACGTCCTCAAGACGGAGATAGGCGGTTCCGTCCTGCTCGTAACAAGAGACGCCTGAGATCAATACAGGTGTAAGATTTTTGTCGTTCATGCCATTTTGTCCTCCTTGTGCTCTGCCCCTCCTGTGCTATACTTGAGCGGGAGGGGGTGAAAAAATGAATCAGCGGGGATCCATGAACCAGCGTACAGATGAATTAGAGCGCATTCTGAACGCCAGCAAAGTGAATTATTCCAGTCCGCAAGTCTCGCAGCAGCCTACACTGTATGAGGTACAGCGGCGGTATGCGGAAGATTTGAAGCAGCTGCGCCAGCAGTTTGAAGAAAGCCAGCAAAAACAGGAAATCAAAGACCGCGAGCAAGCAAAAGAAAACAAGAAAAATCAATTTTATTCTGCATCGGCTCTTGTTGTTGGAATTCTCACCTTAGCAGCCACCATAATATTTGGAATACTACAAGTGACACATTGATTGCAGTCACAATTACAGCCGCAACCATGATATCCGTAGGTGCCCAGTTGGAAATCCGCTCTTTCCAACTGGGCTTTTTGTCGTTGTTCATACCGCTTTGCCCTCCTTACGCCACCCCGTCATGGTTGTTCTGGCTGTCGTTCTTGCGTACCGCTGCCATGCCCATTCCCATCCAGAGCAGGGACAGCTTGTCCTGGGGCTCTAAGTCGTCGAACAGCACGTTGATGAGCGTATCCGCTGCGTGTGCTCCATCTGCCGGGATGCTGTACCGTTCTGCTGCCAGATCGGTGCGGTTCTTCTTCGTCTTTGCCAAAATTATCATCTCCTTCTGCGGTTGGCTCCCGCGACCTTGCCCGGCTGGCTGCCGGGTGGTTTCGACCCTTGCCACAGGGTCATCATCAGGCGGGGGTAATCGTTCAATTACGGTCTGCACCAAGCGTCACGTTCTTCACCTTCAAAATGTGCGCAACTCCTGCAAAAGACGCTTCAAAGTCCAGAACCGCCTGTGCAAACGCTTTGGCTTCCGAGGATTCATAGACCTCTGCCGTAGCAATGTAAACCTGACCGTCTGTGCCAAGATACTCGATATTGATAAGCATCGTTCAGACCTCCTTAAACATCTTCACGCCGGCCACGGTGTAGTCCGCCGCCGGGCCCATATAACCGTGAGAAAAAGCAACGACTGGATGCCATGTGCCGTTGTCGTATACTTGTAATGTGTCGAAATGCGTCTCGGCTTCCGCGCCGTGAATCCATTGGCCAGACCAGCGGCATCCCTTCCAGTGGAACCAGTTGTAACCCCTTGTGGGTACAACATAACTAACGCCGTCCACATCAGCTACTTCCCGGTTGCGTCTTGCGTGAATTGCAAGATCATAAATATCTCCCATGTCAGACCTCCTTAGTCCTTAATCGCACACACGTCGGTCACTTCGTAGACATCCAGACCGTGCCCGGTCTCGTCGATCAACCGCTGCACTGCCACGTTCCGGGCGTCCACCGGGTCGATTGCGTTGACATCGTAGCAGTCCCAGAACTTATCAACCGTGTTGTAGACGTACACCTTATAGCGTTTCATATTTTTGACCTCCTGTTTGCTTGCGTTTGCTAACCTTGTGAGATTAGTATAGCACACGAAGTTAGATTTTGCAATCATTTTTTTCGGAATTTTCCAAAAATAAGTTGACATAGTTAGATTTTTGCACTATAATATGAAGCGTAAGGAGGGCAAGTAAATGAACGAACGAATCGCGCTTGTCCGCAAGAGCTTAGGCCTTACGCAAGAGAAGTTTGCAGAGCAAGTAGGTCTGTCCCGTAACTTTATGTGGATGATCGAAAGCGGCACGCGAGTCCCCAGCGACCGAACAGTCTCCGATATCTGCCGTGAGTTTAACGTCAACGAGACGTGGCTGCGGACAGGTGAAGGGGAGATGTTCAACCAGATCACCAGATCGGAGAAGATCACCAGCTTCCTTACCGAGATCACGGAGGACGAGGGTGACGACTTCAAACGCCGGTTTGTTGAGATGCTGGCCGAACTGGAGCCCGAGGACTGGAAGCTTTTGGAGCGGATGGCTGAAAAGCTGCAAAAAAAAGAGGGAAACCCGTAAGGGCTTCCCTTCTTTTGCTACCTTGATTCTATTTTACAAGGCCTTTTGCGTGGATCCAGATCAGGCGCAGCGCCCGCAGGTCTGCGCGTTCCAGAAGCTTGATAATAGCGTCAATGTAGCCTTGCCGGTCTGTTTCGCTCATTGTGTCCTCCTATCTGATGCAGTATTTAATATGTGTGAGGTGGTTATCATGGCAAGTATCTGCCCCGTCTGCGGCGGCAAGTTGGGTCTGCTGAACCGCGAGAAGAGCGCGGACGGCCTGATCTGTGCCGGGTGCAGCAACTTTTTCTTTTCAAAATTGGGCATCCGTGCAGCAAAGCAACCGACAGCTGCACTTGCGGAATACTGGGCTACACTGGAAAGCCGCCGCAGAACATTTAAAGAGACCGATTCCATTTTTGACCGCGATGCACTCTTTGTCTCTATCGATAAGGTCAACCGGCTGTTTTACTTTGGACACCGCGGTGGTGATAAAGGCCCACGCATGATTTACAGTTTTGATGAAGTCGCAGAGTACGAATCGGATGCGCCTGACGATCTGACGGTGACCGAAACCAAGGGCGGCATTGGGCGTGCAGTAATAGGCGCAGCCGTTGCTGGTCCTGTAGGCGCGATTGTAGGTGCTACTACCGCCAAAACAGAGACCCGCAAGGGTCGCAGTAAAGAGAGCGTGTCTATCCACTTTGCGCTTCCACTGGGCGAAAGCAGCTTGCCGACAACGGTTTATCCCGGCGGAATGACTGCGTTTCTCAAGAGCTGCAAAGTCAGCAATGAGAAGCCGCAGGCTGCCGCTCCGGTTGCCCCCAGCGCCGCTGATGAGCTTTTGAAGTTTAAACAGCTACTGGATATGGGGGCCATCACGGAAGCGGAGTACAACGCAAAGAAATCTCAGTTGCTTGGCCTGTAAACTTGTTTACAACTGCATTTTACAACGGTTTAGCGTAAGCGCCAATCGATTTTAATGTCGAAAAAAATCGCCAAAAATTTGACATTTGCGCTGAATCGCGCGATTTACGCGCACTTTTAAGCGAAAAACGCGCGGTTTACGCTGACTTTGCGCAAAATATGCGCGTTGTTACTGGCTGCCGGTGTCCAGCTGCTGCATTTTTTGCAACAACTGGGCGGCGCACTCCCCGCCGGGGCTTACCGCTGCGGCGCGCAGGGTGTGCAGGCCGGTGATCTTGCGGTTGGCGTACATGGCGGCAAGGGCTTGCTGCTCCGGGGTCATATCAACGTAACAGGCAAGCGCGGCGCGGATGTGGGCGCAGAAACAGGCGGTCTTTTTGTTGGTCATGGCTCAATCCTCCCAAGGTTGCGGGGTTTTGGCTGTGCCGGTAAGCACGCTGGCGGGCATTCCGTCAATGATGGTCATTTCCGGGTCTTTGTTGCTTGTTTGACCGTTTTTCATTTTGTTTTCCTCCTGATTTTTGGTAATTGTGTCAACTTATGTACCAAATTTTACCATGAGAAAGAGGAAAATGAAATACGGATAAAATTTGTCGAATGGCGCGGATTTTTTCTGCGCCATTTTTTGTTTTTATCACGCATTATATTTGAGAGGGGAAGGGTGTATATGAGTTATTTTACGGCGAGCCAAATCGGGAAAGCACTTGCAAAAGCACGGGTGTCTGCGGGCTTGAGCCAAGTGGAGATCGCAAGGCGCATTGAGAAGGGAGAGCGCACCGTGCAGAGCTGGGAAAAAGGATGCACCAGCCCGGACAGTGACGAGATCATGGACTGGTGCACGGCGTGCGGGGTGTCACCCATCACGGTGTTCATGGAGGTGTTGCACCCGGACTTGTATGCGGTGCCGGATCAGCAAAAACAGGACGACGAGATAGATAGGGAGTTGCGCGCTATTGTGCAGGCGCTTCCGCCTCTAACGAAACGGCTGCTCCTCTTTGTGCTGAAGGGGCAGCATGGCAGCAGCCCGCCTGCTGTCATATCGGAGATAGCTGCAAACCTGCACTGCCCTCTGAATAACCGGGCCAGCGTGTGCGGGACCATCATCGACCAGTACACCTTTGCCCAGATCAGAGGGCTTGACCCATGCCCGGACGACCCTCAACCGCCCATTGACGATCTGAAGATCCATTACAAAGCCGGGCGCGCTGCCGCTGAAAACGGCGCTCTTGGATATATAGGACGCCGAAAGGAGTAAGGTTATGCAGTGCATCAGATGCAAGCGAGAGATCCCGGACGGCGCTGCATTCTGCCCATGGTGCGGCAAGCGCCTGCCGGATACCGCACCGCCCGCGCAAAGAAAAAAGCGCCGCCGTCCAAAGGGCAGCGGCAGCGTGTATAAATTGAACGGCTCAAGGGCAAAGCCGTATGTTGCGCTTACGGCGCATAGGGAGGTTCTGGGCACGTTTGAAACGGCGGGGGAAGCTGTGCAAGCACTGGACACATACAACGCCCAGAACACGCCAGCAGCGCGTTTGAAGTGCACCTTTGCGGATGCTTACGCGCAGTGGAGAGCACAGCCAAAATTTGAGAAGTTGAGCCCCGACATGAAAAAAGGGTATGAGCTGGCTTACGCAAAGTCTGAACCTCTGTATGACCGACAATTGCGGGAGCTGAAAGCGGCAGACTATCAACAGATCATAGACCAGATGGTTGAAAAAGGGCTTTCCAGAAGTTCCTGCGAGAAGCAGCGCACGCTTTTCAGCCAGATTTGCGACTGGGCAATGGCGCAGGACATTATAAACAAGAACTACGCTATGCTTCTGCAGCTTCCTGCAGCGCCTGGAAAGGCAGAACGCACCCTTACCGCCCAAGAGATCGAGCAGATCAGCAGCCGACAGAACGACCCAAAGTTTGGTCAGATCGCGCAGATATCGCTGGTCTTGCTATATACAGGTATGCGTATAGACGAACTGCTTTCTATGCGCTGCGAGGATGTGCATTTGAAAGAGCACTATATGCTGGGCGGCGAGAAAACGGAAGCGGGCAAAAATCGCATTATCCCGATTCTCGAACCGGTCTACAAGATCATTGCCTTTTGGATGCTGGACAGTGGGTGTGAATGGCTGATTCCATCCAAGGCCGGCACAAAGCTGGATAAGCGCAATGTGGCTACAAAGTTTCGCGCCCTGATGAAGGAATGCGGTATAGAGGGCGTGCACCCGCATACGCTGCGCCATACCGCCAGCAGCAAGATGGTGGAGTGCGGTCTGGAAACGACCGCGGTGCAGGCAATTTTGGGACACAAGAACTTTTCCACAACCGCAAATAAGTATGTCTCCCACAATGACCCGGGATACTTGTTGCAGGAAATGCAGAAAATGAAGTACTGAATTGTTAGATTATTTGTTAGATTACGACATGATTTTGGGTGTTTTCAGACGTTTTTGAGCATAAAATAAAACGCACAGACGAGCTTGAATTATCGTCTGTGCGTTATTTTTTGGAGCTGGTGACAGGAGTTGAACCTGCAACCCACTGATTACAAATCAAATTTATTTCACGAATTAACGAAACAATTTGCGAAACTGTTAGACTACTGTTAGCTTATAAATGGCATAAACTAACATGATTGCTTATGTAAAAATAGCACATTTTGCTTATCTTTACAAGTTGCCTATCTTTTTCATCACAAGCTCGTATTCCTTTGGGTATGCAATTTTTATTGCGTTCATGTGCCTGTCCAGTACCTCCATCAACCCGCTGAACGGCACAGCGCTTGCAGCCTCTACAAATTCGCTCTGTGGTTCTTGCGGTCTTGTGGAATACTCCATCTGCATGACTGGTTCAGGCTTTGGAGCGGGGCTGTTTTCCCGGCTTTCCGCTTCGCTCAACTCATTTCGCACAGTGCACAGGGCGGCAAGCTTTTCCACGCTCTGCCAGTTCGTTTCTTCGCATTTCAGTTTGCGGATGTGCTCATTGATTTCCACGATGTCCATGCCTGCCGCCCCCCTTATCACATATTGTTCAGGATGTCCAGAGCACGCTTGTATGCGTCACGCTCTGCACCGGTTGCGTCCTGCATCATGTTCTCGATGTCAGAAATCATCCGCTCCCGGCCATCGCCGCGCGAGTAGTGACCGCGCACATAATGCCGCCCACGGTTTGCGTAGCTGTTGCCCCGGTTATAGTTTTCTGTACGTCCGTAGTTGCCGCGCATATCAGCTTCCCACTCACCAGCACGGCTATAATCGCCGTCCTCCAGCATCATGATCTTGTCGATATTTTTGATGGTGTCGGTCAGCTTATGTACGGTATCCAGCACACGCTCGTTCAGGCCGTTCTTGGCATCGCGGTTGTACTCGTCCAGCTCCTCGCAGAGCATTTCCCGCAGATCATAGAGGTTCTTACTCATGTTGTACTCCTTTCTTTATCGTACCACATACCAATACTTTCCGGCGCGAACACCTTGTATAGTTCCAACCTTAATTCTCCGAAGTGCGGAATTTCTGCTAATGTGTTCTTCTTTAGCGTAATCGGAAAGTTTTTGTAGATTTTTGGGCGTATTGTGTTTGATGTTCCATTCGTTTAATATTTCGTCAAAAGATTTTCCGGCCTTTTTTCGTTTATATACGAAATTTTTATCGTATATGCCGTACATATCAGCAAATTCTGAAGCTGTAATTGGCTTTCCTTTGTAATCATAGAAAGTTGTTACTGCTCTGTTGTCTACCTGTTCTTTTGCTGTTGACCATCTACAATTTTCTGGAAAGTATCCTTTGCTTCCGTCAATTCTATCGATACTTTGTTGCGTTCTATTCAATCCTTCGATATAGCCGTTTTCTAACGCCCATCTCTTAAACGCTTCAAAGGAATTTTCCCATTCATTACAAATGGTAATTCCTTTTGCTCCATAGCTCTTGTAATTGGAGTCCGTTGTTTTTGTGCAACGTCTTTTTATCCCTTGCCACGTTCTATAAAGATGTGTATAGCTATAACCATGCGTAGTTCGATTTTTCACAAATTTCTGTTGGCACTCTTTTTCTAAGCATCCGCACGATTTTTGACCATTTAAAAGCTTACTATAAGTGATGTCGATCTCATTTCCGCAGGTGCATTTACAATGCCACTGTGATCTCCCAAAAGAAGATTTTTTGACAACTGTAAGCCTTCCAAATTGCTTCCCTGTCAAATCGAATTTTGAATAATTTTTGCGTTTCATCGTATCAACTCCTTTGATATAATTATACATCAAAGGATTACGAACGGCAATACATCAAATGCGTTTCTTATGCGGTTCTTTCGACGGTCAGATTGCTGTTTGCAATGCTGACTGCCTGCGCACTGGTGTTTTTAACCGCCACGGTCACGCAGCAGCCGCGCGGCACCTCGATGAAAGCGGCCACGAAAACGTTGAAGTAATTTTCGACTGCCGCCGGGGTGACGATTGCGGTGGCGCTGTTGAGCGCCTCGCCGCCGACAGCCAGCGCAACAGAGATAGCGCCCACAGTGCCACCGGTAGGGATGGCAATGTTACCGCCAAAACTCACTTTAAACAGTGCCTTGCACTGGTTCGTAAGTCCACGTAGCGTCACATTGCCAGCACCTGCTCGGTGGTTGATGCAGTTTGACCCCTTGATAGCGGTTTCGGTCAAGGGAAGATTCTGACCGGATGCCACGGTCTGGATTGTGGTAGAGGTAAATTCAGCCATTATTCGCGTCCTCCTTTTCTGCACAGACCCCCGCTTTACTTGCGTAGATGTTTTTCAGCACTTCCATGCAGGAAGCTGAAAAGTCCGGTCGTTCTGTGTCTATCAAAGTATGCAAAATAGAACTGTATAAACTCAGATCCGTCATGCTCATTTTGTTTTTGTCCATGCTGGCCAGATGGTCAACAAACTGCTGCTTCAAGTCTGTTACGGTCATTTGAATGCTCCTTTCATAATAAAAACGCCGGGACTACTGCCCCGGCGCTCTGGTTTGCAAAATCAGCTCTGGGGCTGAACATGTGCATATTTTGCACAAGTTGCCGCTATTGGGTTATGCGCAGCTGCCGCAGCCGGTCCCACAGCCATAGTAAATGGCGTTGGGGTTGGGCACCTGATAGGCAGGCACGGGAGCTTTCTGCTGCAGAGTCCCGATGATCTGGTTGGTCTGCGCGTTCATCGCGGTGGTCAGGAACGCGCTCTGGCGATCCTGAGAAGCAGCCCGGCGCAGCTCGTTGTTCTCGCTCTGCAGGGTGGCGATCTTATCATTGGTCAGGAAGTCGAGCACCGCGCGGGTGTTGCTGTTCTGATTCTCGATGATGTCCCGGGTGTTGTTGTTCATGGTGTTCTGCGTTGCGCAGAAGCCCTGCTGCATCTGGTTCCGGGTGTCGCACTCCTGAGTGGCCAGATTGTAGTTGACGCCCTGGATCGCGGTCTGGGTCTTGCAGCAGCAGTCTGCCAGCTGTGTAGCCAGAGCATTCTGCCCCTGCATCAGCGCAACGTTGGTGCTGTTGAAGCCCTGCTGCATGGCGTTGGTGACACCGTTCAGGCCCTGCTGCACGCCGTTGAAGCCTTGAAGCATCCCGGTGTTCATGGCATAGAAGCCATCACACAGGCCGCTTTCCAGCCCGTTCAGCTTGTTCATGACGCTCTGGTTGTCGAAGCCGCGCTGCAGGTCTGCCTGGGTCACTGCGCTGGTCATATAAGGCGAAGCACCGCCCGTGCCCATACCGCCGCCCCAGCCAAAGCCGCCCATGCCGCCCCAGCCGAACATGCCGAAGATCAGAAAGAGGACAATCCAGCCCATCCAGTCGCCGCCCCAGCCGTTACAACCATTGTTATAGCTGTTGTTGGCAGGCTGCACCGGCATGGTCAGAACTGCGCTATCGGAAGATAAAGACATAATCTTGCTCCTTTCGTGTTTTTTGAAACATTTATTCTAAATGCGGCCGCATTTTAGAATCCGAACATATTTTTCATGCCGTTGAGCATCGGCGCGATCTGCTGCGCCCGTTGCTGAATGGCGTTGAGTTGCTGCTGTGAGAGCTGGCCGGAGGTGAGCATTTGGTTTATCATCTCCTGCGGGTTCTTGCCCTGCATCTGGCCCATAAACTGTTGAAACTGCCCGCCAATAGGATTCTGGCTCTGTCGGCCCATCGAGTTATACAAGCTGCTGCCCATTGCTTAACCCTCCTGTTTTTGTTCTGGTGCTTCCTGCTTCTCCAACGCCGCCAGCTTTTCCGCCAGCGCGTCGAACTCCTTACGGGTGACATACTCCCCGCCTGCGGACTGCGTGGCCGCAATCGACGCTTTTGGGCCTCCGGTGCGTTCCTTGTAGTCGTAGATGCGGAGCGGGAATGGCCTGCCGTCCTGCCCAACTTCTTTGATGTAAAAGGTATCGGAATCAGCATCCAGTAAAAGCACCCGGCTCCCGTTGGCGACCAAATAGCCCCGGGCCGCTGCTTCGCCTTGCACCCAGATAAAGCCGCTGTCAGTCGGTGCGGCCTGCCCCTGCATTGTCGGTATCATGACGGGCTGGGGCTGGTACTGTGCCGCCCTGAGCTGTTCAAGCTGCCCCTGCGGCTGTTGCGGGTAAAACACTTGAGGGTATCCGTTATAAATCGGCATCGTTTTCCTCCTTGTACCAGTAGTAGATCGGGAATTCTGCGCCGCTGTCCCAGCTGTCCAACCACTCGCCATTGACCACAGCCAGAACGTGGCCAGAGCAGCCCAGAACGTAGATCCCGCGCGGGTACTCCCTTGCAAAATCCTCCACGGTGTAGCAGGTGGAGCAGTCTGCCTCGACAAGGCGGCGCTTAAATCCGCGCTTTTGGAGGTACGCGCCCCATGTGCGGTTGGCGCTTGGCATGTCGCCCAGTGCGTAGCCCATCATGGCAAGCCCTAAATACGCCTGTTCCCAGCTTTGCCCGGTGGCAGCTGCAACGGCACGAACCGTGCAGTCTCCAACGATACTTCCGCGCGGGTTTGGGTTGAACTTGTGCCACATGAGCGCCCCTCCTTTTGCGTTTATCGTACCAGAATGCCACACCGGGAGAGACAACGAACGTACAACGAAGGACAAAAAAAGAAAAGCGCCCACACGGAAAAATCCGCATGAGCGCTTAACTGTTAAGGGCTTCACATTGGAAGCAAAAATAAAATATCACGTTTTGGCTTGCAAGGCAAGAGTTTCGACAAAACTAGTGCGAATAAAACAAAAAAAGACCCGCCATGATACGCATCGTTGAGAGGCTTGACGGGTTCAGATATCCACCCTCTTGCGCTTCTCCGAGAGGCCGGGAGGATTTGTTGGTTTTATTTTACATCACATTGTGCTTTTTGTCAATCGGGGCAAAACAAATGCGGTTTGGCAAAATGCCGGAACAGATATATACGCTCTGATAAGGCGGATTGACGCTTGGAACTTTGTCGGAATAATTTTTGAAATACGCAACACGTCCGCCTAGCCACAAGATTTCAAACTCGTTCTGCGAAAAAATATCAAATCGCTCTTTGCAGTCAAACAGCCCAACACTTCTGACAAGCATAGCAAATGGCTTTCCAATTTCAAAAAGACGTTTAAAAATCCTTGTTTTGCAAGAATACGGAGGATTTGAAACAATGAAGTCGCATTCCGGGACAGGCATTGAAAAGAAATCCTGTCCTTCGGCAATATGAGAATGAACAACTTTGCATCCATGCGCTGCAAGCATCTTCACGAACAGTGATTCATCTGTATCAAATGGGCACCAAACCTTTGCATTGTTTGGAATATAGCAAAGAATTGGCTCGATTGCATACGCTGGAGTATAGTATTCATCATTGTGACTGTTTGCGATTTTACCTACAACCATTCGATTCCTCCAAAATCAAATCAATGCCTTTCAGCCGGTAGCTGATTGCCGTCCGGCTATAATGCATCTGTGCTGCAATGTCCGGTAGCGGAAGCCGCTCAACATACCGCAGTAAGGCTATCTTACGGTCAACCCTCCCAAGCGGTGCACTTTTGATGGCGGCGATCATCTGCTGTCGGTCAAGTCCTTGCAGCGCAGCGGGCAGCACTACGCGAGCCGCCGCCACAGGCAGCACCGAGCCAAAAAGGCTGCGGCAGCTGTCCGGCGTTGCGCACCATATTGCCAATGCTGGCGAAACGGTGACATTTTGTCACCATTTTGTTGACATTGCCGAGATGGTATGTTTTCGTGAAGTCAAGAAAACGTCTGTGTGCGGCGTACATTTTGTTGGTGTCAACAAAATGCTCGTATGTAGTGCCCATGATATCCTCCTTACTGCTTTTGCAAGGCCGCTTTCATGCGGTCAAAGAAAAACTGAACGGCCTTACTCATGGTCTCTTCGGTGATTGCCCACGAGACCAGCTTGCCCCACCGGCTGTTATCCAGATAGTGGCGCAGCATCTTGACACACCACGCCTTGCGCTCTGCTCCGCGTTTGGTTCCCTGAATCTCTCGCTCCGCTTGGTCGATGAGGTCAAGCACCAGCATCCTGACCGCCGCGCCGTAGCCCAGACGGATAAGCCCCAGCACAAGCGACACAGTGCCCACAACGATGAGCACAAGCGCCAGCCACGCGGGCAGCGGGGCGAGAATGGTGTTAAGGATGGTTTCCATGTGTTACTCTCCTCTCTCTTTTTCGAGGTCTTCAATGCGGTGGTTTGCCACCTTGATCTGCTCTTCCAGCACCGGGATGCGCTGGGCGAAGTTGTTATGCGACCGCACTTCGCGGGTCAGCTCTTCCAGCTTAGTTTCGGTCACGGCCTGCTGCTTGTCCAGCTTGGCGTCCATGCTCTGGGCGGTGTGGTTGTTGGAGACGATCACGCCGATCAGGCTCAGACCGCCGGTGATGATTGCCACGATGATTGCTTCGCTCATGCACCCTCCCGAAGACGGGTCAGACCCTTCTTTGCGATGATTTCGGCATAACCCTTATATGGTACTGACAAATCCACATCACCGGACACGCCGGGAATCTTGCCCTTACTGGTGTACTGCCACAAGCCGAAGGGCCAGCCCGGTTCAGGCTTCTTGCTGCGGTAGGCTGCCAGCCACACGTCATAAGGCTTGAGCGCCGCCCCGCCCATGTACAGGTTGGTTTCACCGAAGTAAAACCCGGTGTACAGCATGGCGTAAAAGCCCCAGCGCTCCACAGTGCCCAGCGCATGGACGGCAATGTCGGTTAGGGTCTGCTTGTCGAGCGGTGCCTGCACATACTTGTCCTCAATGTCTACCGCCACCGGCAGCTGCACTGTTTTGCCGGTCAGCACCTTGCGCAGCAGGGCAAGTTCTGCGTCAGCTTCTGCCACGTTGACCGCCTTGCAGTAGTAGTACACGCCGCAGGGGATGCCAAGCCTCTGGCACTCGGCGTAGTTGCGGGCGAAATAGGGGTCAATGTAAGGCTTGCTGGGCTTGTCCTCTGCGCTGTTGCCCAGCGCCCGCAGCATCACACCGGAGACAAGGCCGCTTGCCTTGACCTTGTCCCAGTTGATGCGCCCTTGCCATTTGGAAACGTCCATGATAGGGAGCATGTTATCAGTCCTTTCTTTTTATGCTGGTAAATAGTCAAATAAAGCCCTCTTTAGTTAACTAATCATGTTGTAATTTTAGCCTTAAAATATCGTGAGCAAGTGTTCATCGTACCATATGCTGACTGCCCAATGTTAAGTGTAGGCATGAAGAAAATATTGCCACTTTCCATGTCTTGACGTCTTGATGCTGCTTGGAAACCTCTGTAAGTATTTTTTATCCCATTGAACGGATAATTGTAAATATCCTTAATAGTCCCAGTTGCGTAATCATAAAACTGGATGCATACGGAGTCAGCGTCAACACTTGCAACGTTTTCATTACAAGCCCAAATAATCAAGCCATTAGGTGTATAAGTCCTTGTAATGTTGTAGACAGCAAAATTGTTTTTGATGTCGGCAACCTCTACAACGGACATATCTTCCCTGTTTATCTTGAAAAGCTTGGTAAACTTTCTGGTCGATGAAGTAGTAGAGTCCATTGCATAGTAGATACAATCTTTCTCAAATACAAATTGTAGGGTTCTTGTCTGCTGACCATTTGCAAACATTTCCATCCAAGTGTCCCCATCGTCTTGACTTCTCCAAATTTTACACTGATTATCACCATCACCACTACAAGCCCACCAATCAAATGTATATGGGTCACAACATACAGCATGGAAATGTCTTATTTCTCCACTATATACAACACCATTATTTGCTCGTTTTTCCATAACTTTTGTCCATGTTGCACCTCTATCAACTGTTTTCCACATTCTAACAGTTTTTGCATCTTCTAAAGCATATTCTCCAAATATAACAACTCGTTTGGAGTAGTCCTTGCTGATACAAGCATCCATACTATGAAGTCCAGATAACATTCTACCAACACCAATATCCATAGAGCCGATTTTTGTAAGGCTAGAGTTGAAACTTTCAATATAATTGTGATGTGGGGCATTATATCCGTTTGTAACTTTGATTGTGTAAATTGTTTCTTGGAACGGTTCAACAAATATAGAATTGTACCAAATTCCATTGGCTTGGTCGATTTGTAAATCACCCATCTTTGTCCAATGTTCACCGCCATCTATGCTTTTGTATACAGCCTGTGTTGTTGCATCTACAAGATGTTCTGCAAGTGCATATACAGCACCAGTGGTATTACTCCCAACATCGAAAACAGGATATATATCCTTGAATGTAACATAATCAGATGTAGGTGTAGAATATGAATTTTTAATTCCTCCTCTTGCAACTACTTTTGAAATAGTTAATTTAGGAGCGATAATATTATTTTTTTTAAGATAATCTGTAACAGCTTTTTCTACATCGGAAGAAATTCCTATATCTTCTGAAGTTAGTACAACATCTCCTTTTTTTCCATTAACAGATGTTACTTCGGATTTAATTGGTTTAATTGGAATTTTAACAGATTCATCTATGCTTTTTTCATAACCATACTCCAGATATTCTCCCGACGAATTTTCTTTTTCTGTAAACACAAGTGTATCACTGATATTCAATGTACAACATAACCTTGCAAATTTAGCATTGTTAGGTGCTATAAAATCAACATTTTCATCTACTCTGATAAAGCCCTTATACTTGTCGTACCATGCTACTTTTACATTTTGTTTAACGTCTAAAGAATATGACATTGCTTTATATGTTACAGATGGTTTGATTAGAATATAGTTTTCGTTCACACCCCAACCACTTGAATCTTTTATGCTTCCATCTATATAGAAGTATTTATTTTTTAAAACCGAGGTCTTATCAAATCCATTTCTCAATATGACATTCATAAATTCGGAAGAATAGAAATCAGTGATATTAGAAGCATAATCAGCTTCGTTTTGTGAAGATAAAATGGCTTCATCAATTCTGTCTGTTGCAACCGAATCATTTAATACAGTTTCATTGCCAAATTCTAAATACTCAGAAATAGAATCAAAACTTCCAAACACAAGAACATCGGCATAATTTGTGTTGCAACAAATTCTTGCGTACTTCGCATTGTCTGGAGATATGAAAGATGTGTTTAATTCTTGCTTTATAAAATTGTGCTCTCCATCATACCATACAGCTATGACTTGCAGATCATAGTTGTATATTGATTTAGCATGGTATGATTTGCTTGGTTCAACTCTTGCATAAGATAAGGATGCAGTCCATCCGTTCAATGCTGATAACACACCTTGTGAATTGTAATATTTATTTATTTCAGTATTATCTTTGTCAAATCCGTTAAGCAATCTTACATGAGATAAGTCAACTAAATCTTCCTTTAGCTGACCAACCGCATCTCCAGTCGCCTTTGCATCCGCAGCCTTGCCGGAGAGGGAGAGGGTGGGGTCGATGGCTTTCTGGATGTTTTCGCCCGCCGTGTTGGCAAACTGCTCCATATATTCGCCCATCTGGGCGAGATCCTCGCGCACCTCGTGTGCCATGACTGCTTTGCGGATTCCGTCAATTACTTCTTTAAACGGTTTCATTGTCTGCCTCCATCGTTTGCAGCGCATAAGACTGCACATTAGATGCGTACCCTTTGAGCGTGCGGCTCAGGTCATACGCGGTGGTTGCTTTGCGGGCGCTGAGCGCCTGCAGGTCGGATATGCTGGAAAACTTTTTGCCGAAGGTGAACTCCTTCTTTGCGGGTTTGTCCAGCGGCTCTACGAGCTTGTTGCAGTTGATCCACACATCAATGCCATGGGGCGTGGAAATAATGTGCGTCAGCTTTCCGAAAGCGATCCTGTCCACGTCCACGCCCGCGTCCTTCAGGTCTACGGCTTTCACCGTGATGCCATCTGCAAGGCGTAAGTGCTTGCCAAGCTCCATGTCTGCCTCGTCCTGCAGGGACTGCTGTGTGTTGGCCGTGCCGTCCAGCACCAGATACCGGGTGATAAGGCCGTACAGCTTCTGGGCGGTTTCATCGTTGGCAGTGGCGGTCAGGGTGTTGGTGGTCTCCCACAAAAACCAGCCGCTTTTTTTCTTGCCGATGGCGATTACCCGGGTGACGATATCCTCGGCCTTGACGTAGCTGGTCAGGTCAAGCAGGTTTGTGCCGAAGGTGATGCCCTGCACGTTGCGCTCGGTCACGTCCTGTACATAGTCCAGATAGCGTGCTCTCTTGTTCAGACCGGGGAACAAGGGGAAATAATGAATCGTTTCGTGCCGGGTTGCCAGATAGCCGCCGTACACGTCCACAAGCTCGCTTTGCAAGATGTCCCACGTTTTGCCGTAGTTCTTACCATCGCCGAACTCGTGCAGCTCCTCCACAAGCTGCGGGGTATAGTCTGCGGACTTTTCCCCGTTGACGTACACGTTGACCGTGCCGTCTTTTTCCGCTTTGATGCTGTACGTTGTGGATTCGGTGTCCTTTTTGGTCACTTTAATGGTGCTGTCAAAATT